AGAAATAGCCAATCCGGCTAAATGCGGGGCATGACGCTTCGCCAGTATCTCGAAACTCACGGCCTGACCTTGCACGCCTTCGCGGCGAAGGTCGGCGCGCATCCCGTCACGGTTCACGAATGGGCGTCGGGCAAGGCCATCCCGCGCCGGGCGTTCATGGAACGCATCGAGGCGCAGACCGACGGCGCTGTCCGCCCGGCCAGTTTCTACGCAACCACGCAGGCACCGGTCGAGGAGCGCGCGGCATGAGCGAGATCGATGTCCGCATATGGGCATGGCAGGTTACCGGCGGCGATTTAGAGGCCGCCGGCACCTTGGCCGATTGGGTGATTACCGGGCGGCTACCCCTTCCGGTCGATCGCGTCGGCAACCTCCCGGATGAGCGCCAGCAGATAGGCGCGGTCGGCGGCGGCCTTGCGGACGCTCTCCCGTTCGCTGGCCGCGACCTGCTGCACGATGTTCCAGATGATCGCCTCACGCCCTTGGGCGCTGAGGGTAACTTCGGTTCCAGCCATGCGAATACCTCCTGTGCTGCTGTTCGCACCTTCAGCATGGAGGAAGGGCCGGGCGGTGCGCAATCGCCCGGCCCGGACCGCGCCTGATGGGCGCGTGTTCGCCCGAGTTGCCCGGCGACAACGGCGCCGACGAAACCGCCAGCACGCCCGTGCTGCCGTGCGCCAACACGCCGCCATGCATGGGCGGCCCCGGTCTGATCTGCCCGGAGTGCCCATACCGCCCGGCCGGCTGGGGCGCGCAGACGCTCGACGGCAAGCCCGCCGCGGCGCCGCGCTGCCCCGCGGTCTACGGCGCCATGTGCGCGCCTGACGTGACGTGCGAGTGCCGCCACAGGGCGAACCTCCGCCCCCTGCTGGGCGCCGACGAGAACGGCCCCCTTGCCGTGCCCGACACGCTGCGGCGCGAGGCCCTGGCCTACGCCACCAAGGCGCTGCCGCCCACCGCATCGCCGGCGGAACTGGCCGCCGGCGCCTACATCATCGGCCTGTTCCTGCACACAGGGCGGGCCTAACCCATGCGCGCGGTCCTCGCCCCCGAGGCCCCCACCGCGCGCAGGCGGGCTGCTGCTAGCCGCCGGGCAAGCGGCCCGCCACCTCCATTCCGCTGGCCGCCGCCAGCGGCATCCGCGCGCGGCGGCTACCGCGCATGCCTGGGCGTGTTCTCCCTGAAACTGGCCGCCGGGCCGTCGAACGAACCCGGCCCGGCGGCGCTCTTTCCCTCCCTCCCTGCTGTTGCCCCCACCCGTCTCCACAACGGGATCAAACCATGATGGGGGCTGCAATGACCTGCTATCCAAATACGCACTTTTCGCACACGCTGCGGTTGAGGTCGGCGAAGGTGCTGGCCCGCATGACCGGTGCCAGTCCGCGCACCTGCGAAAGCTGGCAGCGCGGCGAAACCGAGCCGCGCGCTTCGCAGATGGTCGCGCTGATGGCCGCCGATGCCGCGATCTTCGCCGAGATCGCGCGCCTTGCCGGCCGCGCGGATGCGGGGCAGCGCGCGCTCGCCGCCGATGCGCTGCGCCAGGCGCTTGCCGTGCTGGAGGGGAAGTGAGCGCGTCCTTCGGCATCACGCTGGGCTGGCGCGGCTTCGGCTTCACGCGCGCCGCGCTCATCCCGGAGCTTCGCCTGGGCATTGTCTCCGTGTGGTGGTGCAGGGGCGCCATCACCGACCGCGTGCACGCCGTGATCTGCGCGGCGCGGAAGGCGGCGCAGCATTTGGCCCCGCGCGCATGAGCCAACACGCCCGCCAGCGCGCGGCCGAGCGCTTCGGCCTGCGCCTCACCGACGCCGACATCGCCACCATCCGCGCCGACATCGCCGCCGGCCGCGCGATGCTCACCCGCCGCGCCGAGAAAGGCCGAGGCCCCATCTACTGCGCCGCCGTGCAGGGCAAGGTCATCCGCGTGTGCCTCTCCCCCGACGGCGCCATCACCACCGTGCTGCCCCTGCGGCACGACCAGCACTACACCGCACCGCGCCGGCCGCGCGGCCAACCCAAAGGAGACTGACCCTTGGCCAAGACCATGCAGTCGGACCAGGTGCCCAACCTTACCCCCGAGGACTTCCTGATCCACTTCCGCCGCGTGGCCGAGGCCAAGCGCGAGCTCGAGAAGATCGAGCAGGAGGCCCGCAGCGCGCGCGGCCAGTATCGCGCGGCCTTGAAGCAGGCCAAGCGCGGCGGCGTCAACCAGGCCATGTTGGTTGAGGCGCTGCGCATCCGCACCACCGCCGACGAGGCCGAAGTTGCCATGGACCTCCGCGACCTCGGCCGATACCTCCGCTACCTCAACGCCCCCCTGGGCGCGCAGTTCGCGCTGTTCGATGACCAAACCGCCGAGGTGCCGCCCAGCGCCGCCGAGCAGCAGGCCGCCTGGGACGCCGACGACACGGGCTATCGGCAGGCCCAGGCAGGCGTGAGCGCGGACGAGAACCCGTGGCCCCAGGGCAGCCAGCTGGCCCAGGCATGGAGCGTGGGCCACGCCCGCGGGTCGAAGGTGCTGGCGGACTTCCAGGCCGGCAAGCCGGCGGCCGGCCCCGCCAAGGGCCGCCGCCGCGCCTCGGGCAACCCCGAGGACAGGCCCGCCGCCTGATGTCACCGACCGCCGCACGCCAGCGCCGCGCCGAGCGGGTGCTCGCCCTCGACCTCGCCACCCGCACCGGCTGGGCCTTGGGCAGGCCCGGCGAGCGCGCGCTGCATGGCGTGTGGCGGCTCGAGACCCTGGAGGGATCGATCGGTGCCGGCTGCGCCGCGCTGTGCGACGTGCTGGCCGATGCCATCACGGTGCACGCGCCCGGCCTGATCATCTACGAGGCGCCGCTGCCGCCGCGTGCGCAGACGCAGGCCCACACCGCCCGTTTTCTCATCGCGCTGACGGGCGTGGTCGAGCTCGTGGCCTACCGCCGCAAGATCGAGGTGCGCGAATGCCCGGTGCAGACGTGGAAGAAGGAGATCGTCGGCCACGGCTTTGCGAAGAAGGACGACGTGGGTGCCTGGGCGCGCGGCCAGGGCTACCTGCCGCACGACGACAACGACGCCGACGCCCTCGCCCTCCTCGCCTACGCTCACGCGCAGCTGGCCAAGCGGATCGCCGCATGACCCGCAGCCAGGCCGCGCAGGCCGCCCCCCTCACGCGCGAGCAGCGCCACATCCTGCTGCTGCGCAACGCCCTGCACGCCGTGGTGCTGCAGCGCTCAGCCGCCACCCTCGCCCTCGCCGAGCAGGTGCTCGACGCCACCGCGGAGGTGCCCAGGGCGTCTAGCAACTCCTTGCTGCAACGCCTCCCCGCCCCCCTCTATATGGCAGGCGCAATGGAGCAAGCACCATGACCGATGCGCCAACATCAGACCTCCGCTGGATCAAGTTCTGGCCCGCCGACTGGCAGCGCGACCCAGCCGTCCGCATGTGCGGCCTGGCAGCCCGCGGCCTCTGGATCGAGATGATCTGCGTCATGCACGAGGCCGACCCCTACGGCCACATGCTGGTCAACGGACGCGCCCCCACGCCCAAGCAGATGGGCGCCCTGTTCGGCGTCACCGAGCGCGAGGTTAAGGCCATGATCGCCGAGCTCGAGGAGGCCGGCGTGTTCAGCCGCAACGACGATGGCGTCATCTACAGCCGCCGCATGGTGAGGGATGAGGCGCGCCGGGTTAAGGCCCGCACGGACGGCAAGAAGGGTGGCAACCCACAACTGCGGATAACCCACACCCATAACCCCGAAAGCGATGAGGGGATAAGCCAGGGGGTTAACCCCCAAGAGGCAGAGGCAGAGGCAGAGGCAGAAAAGAAAGAACCCCCTAACCCCCATGGCGCTGACGCGCCGATGGGGGGATCAGGAAAACCTCAGGGGGTCAAGGGCAGGGGGCTGCGCGCCAACGCCAGCAACCCGCGGGCGGCAACCGAGGCCGAGGCCCAGCGCGAGGCCGAGGCCAGGCGCGCAGCGGTCGAGGACCATCCGCTCTGGCCAGCCATCGGCGGCCGGCTCGGATACACCGAGTTCGCCTCGTGGATCGTGCCGTGCGCCATTGATGACCAGCCCGACCATCTCACCATCATCGCGCCCAGCCGCTTTGTCCGCGATCACATCCGCAACCACTGGGGCATCGCCATCCAGCGCAACATGCCCGACCGCCGCGTCGCCATCGAGGTGGCAGCGTGACCAGCCGCAGCGAGATCACCATTGCACAGCTGCGCCAAGCCAAGGCGACCCTCGAGGCGCACGAAGCCACCCTGCCAACCGAACTGGCTCAGGCCGAGGCCCGCATCCTCGAGGCGTGGCGGCGCATCCAGTGGCAGGAGGCCGTCCAGCGCCAGCAGCAAGCGCTCGCACGCGATCTCAGGAGGAAGCATCCATGACCACGAAACCAAGCCAAGCCGGCGGTCGCGCGTGCGCGCGGATCGAGGCATGGAAACGGAAACGCATCGAGCCATACAGCCTCGTCGGCATTCAGCGGATGGCCTGCATCCGGTGCGGCGCGAAGGCCCTGCATCAGTGGCAGGTGTGCGCGGACGACCGGCTGTTTCGCCCGCTGTGCATCGACTGCGACGTCGCGCTCAACGCGCTCGTGCTGCGCTGGATGGGCGACCCCAACGCGGACGCCAAAATGCGGCGCTACCGGCGCAACATGGTCAGGTCATGACCGATCGACCTGGCATGCTGGCGGACGCGCGCGCGCGCGGGCCGATGCACGGCGCGCTGCCGATCGATCGGGTCGAGGCCGATGACCGCGCGGCGCTGCGGCGCATTGCGCTGGCGGCGGCCGAGGTCGCGTCGACCTGTCGCTGGTGCACCGCCGAGGAGGCGGAGCAGCGCGGCTACCCGGTGGGGCCGGGCCATCGCCTGATGTCCGCGCTGCGCGACGCTGGATACCCACTGATCCCCTCGGCGGAACGCGACCTGTGAGACGCTACACGCCCGAGGCAGACGCCTCGCCCGCCGGCGTCAGGTGGCCTCATTGACGCGCGCGGGGGTCAGGTCGGGCGCCCATCGCGCGCGGGTTATCTGGGCAGCGCTTTTGCTGCCTCGCGCAAGTGGCCTGCCTGCTCGAGCAGCGCTGCCCGCAGCTTTGGCGCGTGGTCCTCGCGTATGCCAAGCCGCCCCAACGCCATCGACTGCACCGCGTGCCGCGACACGCCCAGCGCCGCCGCCATGGGCCGTTGCCACGCGGCGCCCCAGGCCAGCTGGCCCAGGGCGCGGAACTCGTCGGGGGTCATGCGTTGGTTTCCGCGGCGGTTTCCGCCGCCGCGGCGCACGCCTCGATGTCCGCGAGCGCTTCGCGCCACGTGGTGAAATCCCAGGACCACCCGGCGTCTCCGGTCAGCCGCACGGCTTCGGCGGCGGCCGGATGCTCCCAATCCACCGCGCCAGCAGCAACGGCCGCGCGCACTGCCGTCAGAATGGCGGGGGTCAGGTCGTCGGTGGCGTCGATCATGTCGGTAGCTCCCTTGTTGATGGCGCCACCATACGCCGCGCAGCGTAGCGACGCAAGAGGAAAAACGCATGCCTCGAAAAAAAGGTTCCGGCATCCCCGCCAGCGGCATTCCCGCCTCGGGGATGCCCGCGACCGGTGCGGGCTGGGGCGGGCCGGCGAGGGGGGCCAGCACCGCGCCGCCGCTCGACGGCACGGTGCAGCCCACGCCCCAGCAGCGCCTCGATGCGGCCGCCATGCGGGCGCTGGCACGCGAGCACGCGGCGTCGGCAATCGCCACGCTGGTGGCGATTATGGCCGACCCCAAGCACCCGCGCGCGATCGACGCCGCCGACAGGTTGCTGACGCGCGGCTTCGGCACGCCGCCGACCGGGCCGGCCGAACAGGGGGAAAACACTCAGGTCACCGAGGTGGTCTACCGCTGGGCCGACCCGGCCGAGGCGCCGACGCCGGGGGGCGATGATGCCTGACCCCTGGCGCGAGAAATGGGTTTCGCCGTGCGGGCGGGCCATCTGCTACCTCGGCGACAACCGCGAGGTGTGGCCCACGCTCGCGCGGCCCGACGCCATCGTGACAGATCCGCCGTATGGGCAGCGCTACGTGAACATCTCATCCGGCGGCTCGAAAAATTCCACGCTGACGGGGGTGAAAGCCTCCGCCGGACGTTTCCGGGGCGCAACGATCATCGGCGACGATGCCGCGCCACACGCAGCCTGGTGCGACGCGGCCGATACGGTGCTGCTGTGGGGCGCGCACCGTGCCGCGCACCTGCTGCCGGCCGGCACATGGCTGATATGGGACAAGCGCGACGGATCGCCGTCGAACCAAATGGGCGATGCTGAGTGCGCCTGGCTCAACGATCATTTGCCGCGCGCCGTGCGATTGTTTCGGTTTCTGTGGAACGGCATTTGCCGTGCGCCCGGCGACGAAACGGCGCGGCAGCCCGGCACGGGAGCCATGGTCTCGCGCGAGCACCCGACGCAGAAGCCCGTTGCCCTCATGGCGTGGTGCCTCGACCAGGCCAAGGTGCAGCCCGGCCAAATGGTGGCCGACCCGTTCATGGGCAGCGGCACCACGGGCGTCGCGTGCATGCGCCACGGCGCCCGCTTCGTGGGCATCGAGATAGACGAAGGCTATTTCCGCACCGCGTGCCGCCGCATCGCCGAGGCCGCGCGCCAACCCGACCTGCTGATCGCGGAAACGCACGCATGACGCCGGCTGATGTCGCCGCCGGCCTGGATGCGCTGAGGCTGGCGCTGCTGGATGCCGTGCCGGGGTCGGTGGTGTCCGCATTCCCCGAGCGGGATGGGCACCGGGTCACGATCGACCTCATGGACTTTGCCACATCCGCCTTCGTGCCGCACGATCGGCTCAAGGCGATGACTGGCGCGTGGCCGGCGTGCGCAAGGGCGGCGTGGGTCCGGCACTGCCACGCGCGCCGGTTCGGGCAAGCGGCCAAGGCGCTGCGGGCATGACGCCGGCTGATGTCACCGCCGGCCTGGATGCACTGAGGCTGGCGCTGGAACAGGCTGTGCCGGGCGCTGTCGTAGAGCTCTCGACCGACCCTGATGGCAGCGATCCTGGCGCCTACTACTGCACGGTCAAAATCCACGGGCACATGCTCTGCGAGCGCATCCCGGAAAACCGTCTCGAGGCGAGCGTGAGCACCCTGCCGCGCGCCGTCGAAGCGGCATACCTGCGAACCATCAAGCGACGACCGGAGATGCGCGCGCGGATGCTGCGGGATGCGATGGCGCGGGCGCTGCCGGCATGACGCCGGCCGACCTCCGCGCCTGGCGAACCGAGCGCGACCTGTCGCTGAAGCAGGCGGCGCTGCTGCTGCGCTGCGCGCCCGACACGCTCAAATCCTGGGAGGCCGGGCATCGGCCCATCCCGGACTGGGTGGTGTCGATGCTGGCGGCGCTGGAGCTGCGCGACGCGGTGCGGGCGCTGCTGGGCGCGCGGGCGGGGGTGGTAACCAAGACCTCCCTGGGCATCCTGCCGGCGCCTTACGAACTGGTGCGGGCCAGCGCCATCGCCGAGCTCGAGGCCGCGCTCAGCGCGATGGGCTGATGCGCCGCGAGGTCGTGCTGCCGTTCGCTCCTCGAGCGTGGCAGGTGCCGCTGCTGCACGATCCGGCCAAGCGCATCGTGGCCGTGGTCCACCGCCGCGCCGGCAAGAGCACTGCGCTGATGTGGCGCGGCCTGATGACGGCCCTGTCCACGCCCCGCCGCCGCCCGCCGCCGCGCGCCGTGCATGTGCTGCCCTACAGCGTGCAGTGGGACCGCACCGGCCTGTGGGACGAGGTGCGCGAAGCCGCGCGCAGCATCGCCGGCGCGAAGATCGAAGAAGTGAAGCGGCGCGTGGTGATGCCGAACGGCGGCATCTACCAGACCGGCGGCTTCGACAAGCCCGAGGGGTGGCGCGGCGGTTACGCCGACCAGATCGTGATCGACGAATACGACGACATCCTGGCCGATGGCCTGGTGGCGGTGGTCGAGCCGATGCTGGCCGACCATGACGGCGTGCAAATCCTGTCGGGCACGCCCAAGGGCAACGGCTCGCTGAAGAAGGCCTACGACGAGGCGGCCGGCAAGACGGACCACAGCCGCTATCTGCTGCGGTTTTCGGACACCGGCGTGCTGAGCGACACCGCGATCGCGCGCATGCGGGCGAACATGACGCCCGAGGAGTTCGCCCAGGAGTTCGAATGCAGCTGGGATGCGCCGAAGAGCGGCAGCTACTACGGCCAGCGGCTGCACGACGCGCAGGTGGGTGGCCGCATCACGCGCGTGCCCTACGACCCGAGCCTGCCGGTGTGGACCTCGTGGGACCTGGGCTTCGACGGCACGGCCATATGGTTCCTCCAGACGCCCTACGGCGGGTCGATCCGCGCGATCGGCTACTACGAGGACACCGACGAAAGCCTCGACCACTACGCGAAGCATGTGGTCGGGCGCGGGTATCAGTGGAGGCGCCACCTGCTGCCGCACGACGCGGTGAGGCGCGACTATCACAGCGAGAGCAAGCACACGATCGAGCAGACGCTGAACCGGCTCGAGGTGCGGCCGACGCGGGTGGTGCAGCGGGGCGGCGTGGAGAGCGGCATCAACGGCGTGATGATGCTGCTGCCGCGCATGCTGTTCGATGAGGTCGAGTGCGCCGCCGGCCTCACGGCGCTGCGGGCCTACGGCCGGGAGTGGAACGAGCGCATGGGCGTGTGGAAGGCCGCGCCGCGGCACGACTGGGCCAGCCACGGCGCCGACGCGCTCCGCACCTTCGCCGATGGCCACCGCGAGGAAAAGGGCGAGGGGCGCCGGGTGGTGGTCGAGGCGCATCATGACCCGCACGCGCGCTGAATTGGGTGCGCTGCACCCGTCCGGGCTGGAAGCGCTTGCCCGGCGCGCGCCGGGTCGCATAGGGCGATTGGAGCCGGACGCGGCGCTGCACATCGCGCAGCGGCTGCGGGTCTGGGATCAACGCGAGGTTTTCGCCCTGATGCCACGCCATGCGACCGCCGAACATGCCGCCGCCATCATGCTGGCCCCCTGCCTGGACGAGGTCCGCTGCGCCGTGCTGGCGCCGGACGGCGAACCGGTGGCAGCCCTGGGTATGGCCTCGTTCTGGCCCGGCTGCTGGCAGGCCTGGCTGCTGGCCACCGATCGCTGGCACGAGACGTGGCGCCTGGGCGTGCATGCCGTGCGCGCAGTCCTGGCCGACGCCGAGGCCCGCGGGATGCGCCGCGCCGAGTGTCGCAGCATGGCCGGGCACGACGACGCGCACGCGCTGCTGCGCCGGCTGGGCTTCGCGCCCGAGGGGTTCCACCCCGGCATGGGCCGCGACGGCGAGGCCTTCATCACCTTCGCGCGGGTGGCCGCCTGATGTGCAACAAGGCGATCTTCGGCGGGCTGGCCGCGCTGTTCGGCATCCGGGCGCCCAAGGCGCCGACCCCGCCGCCCGCGCCGCCGGCGCCGACCGAGGACACCGCCGCGGTGCGCCAGGCCGCCGAGGCTGAGCGCAAGCGGCAGCGCCTGGCCGCCGGCCGATCCTCGACCATCCTGGCGGGCGGCATGCTGGACCAGCCCAATCCCGCTGCCCCCAAGGCGCTGCTCGGCGCATGATGCTTACCGGCCGCGATGTCTGCCGCCTGTATGACCAGCTGAAGGGCGACCGCAGCACGCTCGACAGCCACCTGCAAGACGTGGCCGAAATCTTCAAGCCCATGCGCGCCGATCTGCTGCGCCAGACCGCCCGCACGCTGGGCGAGAAGCGCATGACCCGCGTGTTCGACAGCGCGCAGATTTACGCCGCCGACCAGCTCGCCGCCGGCCTGTGGTCGGGCGCGACCTCGAGCGCCGATCGCTGGTTCAAGCTGGCGCACCCCGACCCCTACCTCGATCAGCTCTATCCGGTGCGGGCATGGATGGGCGAGGTGGAAAACCGCAAGGCGGCGGTGTTCGCCTCGGGCGGCAATCGGTTCTATTCGCAGGTGCTCGACTACTTCGGCGACCTCGTGGTGATGGGCACCGCGATCATGTATGTGGACGAGGTCATCGAGGAGCGGCGCGTGCATTTCGACACGCGCCCGATCCATGAGTGCTGGATCGCCGAGAACAACCGGCGCGTGGTCGACACGCTGGTGCGCCGTTTCGAGTGGACCGCGGCGCAGATTTTCCAGGAATACAAGACCGACACGCCGGACGTGGTGATGCGCAGCATCCGCGCCGGCCAGGAACAGCAGCGCTTCAGCATTTTGCACGCGGTGCTGCCGAACGAGGTCTACCAGCCGAACATGCTGGGCCCGCGCGGCAAACGGTTCGTCTCCATGCACGTTCTGGCCGAGGGCGAAAAGGTCATGCGCACGGGGGGCTTCGAAGAGTTCCCCTACATGGTCACGCGCTGGGGCACGCTGAGCGGGTTCGCCTATGGCGACAGCCCGGCGATGATGGCGCTGCCGGACGCGAAGCAGTTGCAGGTGCAGGAGCGCACGCTGGCCCAGGCGGCCGAGCGGGCAGCCGCGCCGCCGCTGCTGGCCGCCGATGAGGACGCCTTCAGCACGGTGCGGATCGTGCCCAACGGCATCACCTACGGCGGTCTCGACGGGCAAGGCCGCGATCTGATCAAGCCGCTGGCTTCGGGCGCCTCGTTCCAGCTCGACATTGCGATGAGCGAACAGAAGCGGCAGCAAATCAAGGATGCGTTCTTTGGCTCGCTGCTGATGATGATGCCGACGCCCGGCGCCACGGCCACCGAGGTGATCGCGCGGCAGGAGGAGAAGGTGCGGCTGCTCGGCCCGCACCTGGGCCGCGTGCAAAGCGAACTGCTGGACCCGCTGATCACGCGCATTTTCAGGATCATGGAGCGCGCTGGCGCCCTGCCGCCCCTGCCGCCCGAGATGGCAGAGAGCGCGAGCACCGCCAAGTTTGCGGTGACCTATGTTTCGCCGCTGGCGCGGGCGCAGCGCAGTTCGCGGGCCGGCAGCGTGGTGCGCGGCGTCCAGCAGGTGCTGACGCTGGCCCAGGCCGACCCGACCGTGCTGGACGTGGTCGACATGGACGAGGTGGTGCGCACGATCTTCGACGCCGAGGGCGCGCCGGCCGAGGTGCTGCGCGACCCGCGCGACGTGGCAAAGATACGGGCGGATCGGCAGCAGGCGCAGCAGGGCGCGGCGATGTCGGCTGATGCGCCCGGCCAGGCCAAGGCGATGCTCGACATGGCCAAGGCGCAGCAGGTGGCCGAGGGGCTGGCGGCATGAGCGACGAGCAGCAGCTTTCGCCGCGCGATGAGCTGGGCCGGATCGTGGCGCAGCTGCTGGACCCGGCCGACCCCAAAGCGCAGCGGCTGTGGGACCACCTCTCGAAATTCTGCCATTTCGGCGACGCGCTGCCGCTGGACCCGCAGGCGATGCAGCGGGCCGAGGGCCGGCGCGAGGTGTTTCTGGAACTGATGAAGCTGGCGGCCCGGCCGCTGCGCATGGTGAAGGGGTAGACGATGCCAACGCGGAACTTTGTGGCCCACCTTGTCGGCAATCGCTCGGTCCTGGTGACGTGGACCGGCCTGCTGGGCAGCCCCACTGACGACGGCGCGCCCTTCGAGGCGGCCGACTTTGACAGCGAGACATTTCAGGTCACCGGCACCTTCGGCACCGGCGGCTCGATCACCATGCAGGGGTCGAACGACGGCACCGCCTGGGTGACGCTGACCGATGAGGCAAACGCGGCGCTGACCTTCACCGCTGCGGGTGGCGATCGGGCGGTGCAGAACTTCCGGTTCGTGCGGCCGATCGTGACCGCCGGCGATGGCACCACCTCGCTGGTGGCCACGGCACTGCTGCTCGGGCCGCGCCGGTAGACCTTGCCGTCCTGGGACATCTTCCGGGGAAGCCAGACGCGCGAGCGGGCGCTGCGCTCGCTGGTCGCTGCCGTCATGAGCAGCGGCGATCCTGGGATCAGCGAGAGCATCGCGATCGAGAACCGCACCACCGCGCAGCTGCTCGAGCCTGCGATGAACGCCTACAAGGCAACGCCCAATGCCACCACCGGGCCGCATCTGCGCCAGGTGGCCGGCGTGGTGTTCGGGTTCCCGAGCGAGAGCGCCGACGCCTTCGAATTCCTGGCGCTGATCGACGGCGGCGCTCCAACCGGCCCGGCCTTCGGCACATTTGGCCCGGCCGCGCCGACCCTGGGCGCCCTGACGCTGGCCCAGGACTTCGATCTGGCATACGAGCCGTTGGGCGCCATGCGCGCGGAAATTCCGGTGCGCGCGGGCACCGACGCTGCGGCCTTCATGCACCCTTTCAGCGGCGGCTTGCAGATCGTTTCCATGGGCGGCACCCGCCGCGCGCTGCGCTTCGTGGCTGCCGACACCACGGCGGCGCGCATCTTGAACGGCGCCACGCCGTGGAACGTGGCGAACGCCAGCGTGACCCTGGTGGCCGTGGTGCACCGGCGCACCGCCGGCGCCGATCATGTCATCATCGACCTGTCCAACGGAACCAACAGCGGCGACAACGTGGACACCCTCAACCGCTACAAGCTGCGTTTCAGCGCCGCCAACGCCGCGGTGTGGGGCCGCGCGGATGGGTCCAACGTCAGCAGCGCCAGCATGGGCACGCCGATCATCGGCCGGAACATCATCGTTTGCCGGGCCAACCTGGCCGGCGACAACATCAACCGCGGCACGCTGAACGGCGCGGCCAAGGTCAGCAGCACGGCGCGCAGCGTGACCCAGGCGCAGTTCTCGCAAATCCTGCTGGGCGCGCAGGGCCTTTGGCAGCTCGGGACTTCCGCCTATTCGCTGAACCAGGCCGCCGACACCGACCTGGAGCGGCTGCTGGTTTACACCGGCGCCGCCAGCGACGCCGAAATTGATGCCGCCTATGCCTGGGCCAACACGGGGTATCCCTAATGCCGGTCGCGTCCGAAATCGACATTGGCCAGTCGCAGCGCGGTTTCTTCCGCAGCAACGCATCGGCATATTTCGAGGCGGCGCTGACCGCGGCCGGCTGGACGCGCAACGGCGTGGCCGAGCGCAAGGCCGAGATCGAACGCCGCCTGCCAGGCTGGACCGTGAACACCTATGGCGGCCAGGCCGCGGGCATCGGCCTGCTGGTGGCCGGCGACACGGGCGCCGGCGGTTCCGCTTTCGTGGACGACTGGATCGACCCCACCGTGGCGCCCGGCGACGACACGCCCTTGAGCGGCAACACCGACGCCCGCCTGACCACCGGCGTGGGGCAGATTGTTGCGGCATCGGTGGACAGCATCATCGCCGCCAACAACGCGGGCACCGATGTGTGGCTGCTGAACCAGATTTTTCAGACCTGGGATATTGCCGACACCAAAGGCCGCAGCAAGGTCAACCAGTGCCGGGCCATCCGGCTGTTCTACAACTTCATGGGCGCCAAGTTCGCCGCCGCCGGCAAGCCCTATCGCATGTACATCGTGCAGCCCGGCTTCAGCGAGCGCAGCGGATCGGATTACTTCATGCTGGCGCTGCGCGAGGCTCAGGAGCACATGGCGGTGAACGGCCGGCGCAGCAACGACCCGGCCCTGGCCGGTTTCGCCGTGGTGCCAAACCTTTACCTGCTGGGTTCCGCCAACTGCGCAGTGAGCTTTGACGACGCGCGCGAGGCCGACAACGTGGCCACCGCGTCCGATCGCGCGCACCAGTCGGTCGGTTCCTCCATGCGCCTGGCGCGCATGATGGCGCTGGGCCAGGCGCGCTATCTCGACCCGCTGGTGCCGCAGGAATACGACGGCATCCCCTACGTGGTGAACGCGCACGTGAAGGCCGGTTCGCCATTGGTGGTGCGCGTGCGCGTGAAGATCACGCCGAACAACCGCCTGGTATGGGTGCCGCGGCCCGCCGCCGATGCCGGCACGCAGGCTCTGGAGGGCGGCACCGCGGCCTTCCCGACCGGCAACATCAACATGCTGGTGCACGCGCACCGCCAGTATATTCCGGGCGCCGCCGCGCCGTTCCAGGGCCTGCGCCCGCAGCGCATTCCGGTGACCGCCATTGCGGTGGACAACAGCGCCGCCGCCACCGGGTATGCCTTCCTGGAGCTGACCCTGGCCACGGCGCCCACGCTGGGCACCTGCTTCACCATTCAGCCGTCGCAGTCCTATCGCCAGTATTGGCGGCAGCTGGAGGCCATCGCCACCAACCTGAAGGAGCTGCCCGGCTTGCGCGAGGAAGCGGGCGGCACGCCCTACACCGTCACCGCGGCGTGCGAAGATGTGCTGGCGACGCCTGGCGCCATCAACCACACCTGGCTGCCGGTGCAGGCCTGCACCAACGTGCCGGTGGCCGCCACCGATTTTGGCCCATAACCCCAACGCACGAGCACCCCATGACCGAAGCCTCGACCCCCGAAGCCACGACCCCCGCCCCGACCGCCACGCCAGCGCCCGCCGCAGCACCAGCAGCAGCAGCAGCAGCAGCGCCGGCATGGCACGCAGCGCTGCCCGAGGATTTGCGCGGCAACCCGGCCCTGGCGAAGTATGCGCCGGAGGCGAAGGAAGCGCCGCTGGCCGACCTGGCCAAGGCGCTGGTGAGCGCGCAGGAACTGGTGGGCCGCAAGGGCGCGATCGTGCCCAAGGACGGCGATGCGCCCGAGGTGACCGCGGCGTGGCGCAAGGCCATCGGCGTGCCCGAGACTGCCGAGGGCTACACCATCGCGCGGCCCGAGACTGTGCCCGAGATGCTATGGAGCGACGACACCGCCAAGGCGTTCGCCGGCATCGCGCACGAGGCAAACCTCACGCCGGCGCAGGCCCAGCTGGTGGCCGGCAAATACCTCGAGATGCAGGCCGCCGACATGGCGCGGCTGGCCGAGGCGGGCCAAGCCAGTGTTGCCGCGCTGCGCACCGAATGGGGCCAGGCCTACGAAACCAAGACCGCGCTGGCTGCACGCGCCGCGGCGGCCTACCTGCCGCCAGAGGTTCTCGACCTCGTGCTGCCCACCGGCACGCGGCTGGGCGACCTGCCGGCCATGGTGAAGGCCTTCGCGCAGATCGGCGCCGCGTCGGCCGAGGACACCGCGCCCGGCCTGGGCACCGGCCGCAGCGCGCTGCTGACGCCCGAGGAGGCGAGGATCGAGAGCCAAAAGCTGATTGTGCAG